GTACAAGAAGGCCGACACTGAGTTCTGGAAGATGGTCGAGCGCAACCCATGGCTCAACAACCTGAACGCCACGCCGGTCCAAGACTCCAAGTCGACCAAGGAGTTCCGAACGGCTCGGCGCTATACGCTGGCTGGCTGTTCGGCGGGATCGAGGGCGACCGGTCGCACCTGTTGATCCTCGACGACCTCATCAAAGAGCACGGGGACGGCGAGACCGAGAACATCATGACCTGGGTCGAGGGCGTCACCGTCCCGATGGTCAAAGACTCCGGGAAGACGGCCGTCATCGGCACCCGAAAGCGCCCCGACGACATCTACTCGCACCTGATTGACCGCGACGCCTACGATTTCACCGAGTACCCGGCGATCCTCGAAGAGTGGGATCGGGAGTTCGGTGACGACGGCAACTGGATCAATCGTCGACCGCCCGAAGAGCTCTACACTGAAGCCCCAGATCCGTGGAACGACGGCGAAACGATCCATGTGCTCTGGCCGGAAGCTCGCGGGCCTCAGTACCTCGCCAACAAGAAGTCGCAGATGTCTGCGCACCTGTTCTGGCGAGAGTTCTGCATGGTCATCCGCGGCGCATCAGGTGACCTCATCGACGCGACCGATGTCAACCGACTCGTCGAAGACGGTGGGTGTTCGATCCGCAACCGACAACCACCGCGAACAAAATCACCGAAGCCGGGTGAGGCGACAATCGTTACTCACGACCCGGCGTCGTCACCCACGGGCGACAACGCAGCGTTCGCTGCGTGGGTCGTGACAAACGACGGTCGACGGCTACTCCTCGACTGCCATGCCGAGCAAGGCATGAAGCCGAGTGGGGTCAAAGCGACACTCCAAGACTACGACCAGCGCTTCGATCCAGCGGTGATCGTCATCGAGTCGAACGGCGTGCAACAGTACATCGCAAACGACGCCATCGAGTTTTCGGCGTCACTGCGTTCGAAGATCCGCCCACTCCCGACGACAAAAAAGAAGCACTCCCTCGAACTGGGAGTGCCTCGACTTCGGACGCTCGTCGAGAATGGTGGCATCCAGTTCTTCCGCGGCCACGGACCGACCGAAGAGTTCGTTCAGGCGATGATGTCGCTCGAACTCAAGAATGGCAAGCTGAAGGGTCACACACCCGATCTGGTCATGTGTTGGTACATGGCTGAGAAGGCTATTCGGTCGCTCGAACAGTCGGGCGCACTTGATGAAGAGCCTGACAAGAAGCAGAGCGGTGGGTCGGAACTTATCACATAACCATGTCACGAAAGAAACAAGGGATCGTCGAAGACACGGACGTCGTCGACAAGATCGCCGATGACGAGGAGGACGAAGACGATGAGTGACGACGATAACGGCACGGGGAGTGCGATCAAATCCTCGTTGATTGGGATGCAGAAAGCCGCCGACTCGGTCGCGTCAACCGACCAACTCGACAAGCGCTCAATCGGTCTCACTGTCGGGTCAGGGCTACAGACGCCTTACCCAACGGAAAAGCTCGCGGCGCTGCAGGAGCTCAACGGCACGCACGCGGTGAGTATCGCCAAGAAGTCGAAGCGTGAAGTGGGGTATGGGTTCGAGATCGTACCACACGAGAACGTCGACATCGAGGACGCCAGCGAGGAGGAGCGCAAACGGGTTGAAGACTTTTGGCACGGTCGCGACACGCTTTGGAAACTCGGGCCGCGCGGGACTGCGGTCGGGACGCCGACCGAGATCCACGAAAACAGTCGGCAGGATTACCACGGGATCGGCTGGCAAGCGCTCGAAGTCATCTATGCAGGCTACGACGACGAGCCTGCGGGGATGGCCTACCTCCCCGCGAAGACAGTGCGGATCAAGAAGCCCCGGGACGGCGACGAGTTCGTCGACGAACAGGTAGCCGGTCACGGGTTCGTTCAAAAACGCAACGGGAAGACACGATTTTTCGCCGAGGCGGGAGATCGGCAGGCGACAGACATCGACGGGAACTCCGACCCGACGTTCGTCGACAAGAACACCGGCGACGTCTACCAATCCCAAGAGGAGATGGAAGCCGCCGACGGAGACCCGGCCAACGAGCTGCTGTTCATCGCGAACCTGCACCCCAACACGATCTATTACGGCCTTCCGACGTGGATCTCCGAGATCCAGACGATGGTGGCCGACCAGGAGGCTCGGCGGTTCAACCGCGAGCGGCTTTCGAACGACCTCATCCTTGACTACGTCGTCATCGTCGAGGGGGGCACACTCACCGACGAGTCCCGGGAGGAGATCCGCGAAAACATCCAAGGCCTCCGTGACGGCGACAAGCCGGGGGCGATGATTCTCGAAGCCGAGGAGTTGGCTGACAAGGGATTCGACGTTGACAACAACGTCAAAGTCCGAATCGAGCCGGCGGCTCACTACGGCGACGAAGACATGAGCTTCGCCAACTACCGAGATCGGAACGAGAAGGATATCGCCAAGGTCCACAGCGTCCCACTGCAGTTGCTCGGGAACCACGACGCAACGAACTCCAACAGCGAGGAGGCGATCCGAGAGTTCACCGAAGACGACAATCAAACCCGAGCAAGAGCGCTACGCCGAGCGCCATCTACCGTGTCATCCACCAGCAGATTCTCGACGTCAACGACTGGACGATCAACTTCGTCACGAAGGGGGCGGGCAATCAACTCGAAGAGGCCGAGATCGCCAAGAAGACGGTCGACTCAGTCGGCCAAGCACTGACAGTCAACCAAGCACTCGACCTGTTCAGTCTCGACGCCCGGGATGACGCGATCGGCGAGATGCTGATGTCGGAGATCGGGATGTCGCAGAGCCCCGGGGAGGTGCTCGACCAACGACTCACCGATGTCGAAGAGACCGCTGCGGCAGACAAGGCGGCGGATCGGATCGCACTCGGTGCGGAGGCCGACGACTAACCATGTGTGAGGCCTGCAGTGGTCGCCAGTTCACCAAACAGCGGACCCTCTCAAAAGTCGAGTTCGGGCCCGAAGAGGAACGCGCGTTTCAGTTCTTCCTGGACGAGTACATCGGCGCACTGCAGCCGGTCGAGGGGGACATTGAAGCGTGGCTCGACGAGGCCAGTGAGGACGACCTCGAATCACTCGAATCGATCCGCGTTGACCTGGCCGAGCGGTCGGGGAACTACACCAACGACTTCGAGACTGTCTTTCGGGAAGGGGGTGAGGAAGGCGCTCTCGCCGGTCGGGAGTACACCCAGCGCGTCCACGAGCTTGACGTCGCCTTCGACGTAGTCCCTGATCGGACGCTCGACATAATCGACGACTGGGTCGAGGTCGCCGCCGGGAGCACGCTCGACACGATCACCGAAAACTCGGCACAGTGGCTCCGCGGTGCGCACGAACAGGGTCTGCCGATCCCAGACATAGCCGACCAACTCAACGACGAACTGTTCGAGGGGCGGCTTGAGGGGTACGTCGCCGAGCGGGCAGCCCGAACGGGCACGATATCGACGTCCAATACGGGCAGTCACTCGGCCCATGAGGACGCGGATAGCGTCGTCGGCGAGCAGTGGCTGGCGACGCTCGGCCCTCGAACACGCGACAGCCACGAGGCGGCGCACAACCAGGTTGTCGCCGTCGACACGGCATTCAATGTCGGGGGGATCTCGATGCAATACCCCGGCGACCCCCGAGCACCGATTGGCGAGGTCGCTAACTGCCGGTGTGCTCCCGTCCCGGTCTTCGCGGACCAGCTCACTGCGGCACAACTGGCGACGATCAACGCGGGCGGTCGCGTAACGGTCGCGATCTGACACAGACAACATAGCAGATGAAGGTACACCCCGCCGGGGTCACTGCCAGAGCTCCATATACCGGCGTTCTCAACGAGACAATGACACAGACAGAGCCGCGGCGTTGGCAGAAAACCGTCGCCATCAAAGCGACCGACGATGACGAGCGGACCGCCACCGGTGCGGCTCTCGTCCCATTCGAGGTCGACAGGCAACGGGACTACCTGACGCCCGCTGGCATCGAGGCGATGTTCAACCCCGACCCAGACGACGGGGTGATGCACTTCAAGTTCGCCGACGATGACGCCGAGCTCGTCAGGAACGAAATCATCGACGAGTCCGAGATCATCGGCGGGAAAGAGTACCCCGCGGGGTCGTGGATTATCAGGCGGAAGTACCTCGATGACGAGCTCTACCAGCTCGTCCAGGACGGCGTCCTTGATGGGTTCTCGATCGGCGGCGAGGTCAGCCAAGAAGTCGACTACGCTCTCGACGAACTCCCCGAGGAGGTCACCTTCCCGGCGGAGGTCGAAGAGGGCCCCGCAACCGAGATCCAGAACGGCAGCACTGGCGAGATCTCGGACGTTGACATCCCGGCTGTCCCGAACGCCGACCACGCGCAGAAGTCACTCGAAAAGAACCTCGTCGAGCAGGCAAGCGGCGAGGACTCTTTTGTCGAGCTGATGGAACCGCGGGGGCACTCCGAGGAGGACGCCCGTCGGCTGTGGGAGTACCTGCAGACGCCAGCGGACAAGGCACACAGGGGACCATGACATGAGTACTGACACTGACGATCCCGACGGCGCGTCTCTTGACGACGTCGATGACGCCACTCTTGGCAAACGATTCAAGCAGTGGTGGGAGTCGATCGGTGGCGGGGGTTCGGACGCTGAGAAGTCCGCCCCTGACCCGCCCGACATCCCGACCACACGCGCCGAGAAGGCGCTGACAGTCGCCAAGGAAGGCCAGACGCTCTCGCAGTCGAATCGCGAGACGCTGATGGCCGCCCACGACGCCATCGAGGCGGCGCTCGCGTCGGGTATGGACTTCGAGACGAACCGGTTCACAGACAGCGACGACAACGATTTCGACATCGCACAGTACGGCGACACGGACGAGAAAGCGCTCGAAAAGCTCACCGAAGAGCAGGGCGACCTCGTCGCGACCGCCGTGCAACGCTTCGTCGACGCGCAGGGTGACGCCACGTTCGGAGAGTTCCGCGACTGGCTGTGGCAGACTGACGCGCTCGACGACGATACGATGTTCGCCGCTGACGAGGCGGCGTGGCAGTATCGAGAATGGACCCGCGAGCAGCGCGAAGAGGCGGCCGTCTCCGAGGGCTTCGTGCCCTACGTGATCGCCGAGACGGACACGAAAACAGAGATCAACATGAGCAAAACCGACGACACCGACACCAGCGGAGACGCTGACACCGACAAGTTCGCCAACCCCCCCGAATGGGCGGAGGCGCTCAAGGAACAGGCAGACAAGAACGCCGATCGCCTCGCCGACCTCGACAAGACCGACGACGGCGACGCACTCGAAGACGCCCCCGAGTGGGCAAAGGCCCTAC